AACTACTGGCATTGTTACACCATCTTTGCTAATAGATAGTTTTAATAGTTTCATTTCAGGAGGGGCAACTGAATTAGGGTTATAATCATTTCCAATTACTTTGTTTGCCTTTACTAATTGCACATTAAGAGATGGGTGATTAATTCCCAACCAATCATATAATTCTTGAGTAATTTGATTAAAAACATCTACTTTTTCATCAAATGGCATTTCTTTTAATAAATCTTCTATCATAATTCTTCGTTATATCTTGTTATCATTTCAATTTGTTTTTCCATTTCTCTCTTGGTTTGTGCAAAAGAAAGTCCTTTACACCAATAATCATTTTTTAGTAATACTTTACATATTCTTCTCCAGGAAGGAACTTTTTTTGAAGCTTCTTTTTTTGGATCATCATAGTCAGGAATTATTTTAATACCTTCATTTTCCCACCAAGCTAAGAACTTATCTATTTTTATTTGATAATGTTCTGCTAAATAAGGTGGCATAGTGCTAAGTAAAAACTTTGCATAAGATTCATAAGTATGACCTTTTGGAAGGTTTACTTTATAATTTCCAAGTGTTGTTCTGTCGTTTTCTGTGTATCTATTGCCAAAGTTTGCTCCTTCGACTCTATTTACAACTTTTGCCCAAGTTTCAGGCTCCAATATTTTGAAAAGATATAAGCCTTGTCGCTGATCATCACCATAAGGCTGACATAGTCTTTGTTTAGATAATGAAACGCCTGCAAGATGCATTATATCATAAATCTTATTGTATTGCCACCCAAACTTTCCATTAGCTCTCCATACATCTTCTACTCTCCAATCATATATTGGATAACAATTATATATTTGAGAATTATCTTTTGGAAAAAGTTTTGTTGTCCATTGTAGATTATCAAGAGTTATTTTAGTATCACTCTTAATTGTCCTAAATCTATTTAAACTTTCATCTGAACGAATTCCAACACAACAAGCCGTCTTTTTGCCTTGTGAAAACCATTTAGCAAATTCAGGTACAAATTCTTCAAATTCCATTCCTTCTAAAAAGAAAGGGAAGTAATTTTTATCTGAAACAACATACTTATTTTTTGGAATTTGCCTTACCCAAGCATCTTTCTTTGTTTCATCCCAACAAAGCCAATGGGGCTGAAATTGAGATACGGCATTTCTTAAATGAATAGGCAAACATACCCACCATCCTTGAACTTCAGGTCTATTAAAAGTATAGTGAGTAAAATCAATTGCATGTTTATATTGTGCTTCAAAATCTATATATAATATATTTACTGGTAATTTGTTTAATTTTCTTGCTACTTCTATTGCTAAGTTAAGTAAAACTCCACTATCTTTACCGTTTGAAAAAGAAATACACACTCTTTCGAAATTTTTAAATATATATTCATATCTTTCTATTGCAGAAGTATAAACGTCTTTATTTAGATATGTTTTCATAATACTTGTTTTAATTCTTCCTTAGTCTTTCCTTTAAAGTACTCAACCATTCCTATTTTCTTGTGAATATTTCTATCTATTAGCATTTCAAGCCCTACATTCCCAGTTAAATCAAAATACTTACAATCTAATTCTTGTCCTGTTCTCCAGGTTCTTCTACTTGACTGGGTTCTGAGGTAGTAATCCCAAACCTTATCGAAATAGATTGTATTATTATAGTCCTGCAAATTTAATCCTAATGAATCTTTTTGATACGATAGAACCAAGGATTTTGGAAATCTCCTCTTGCATTCCTCTTGTGAAAGAATATATTTACAAAATATAATAGTCTTACTTTGGTCTATCTCCAAAAATAAATCATCCAAAATATCAAATTTTTCTTGAGTACAGCAATAAGTATGTTGCATTTTCTGTGTCATCTCAAGAAAAATATTATTATTCTTCCATTGCAACATCTCATCATCAAGATATCTTTCTTTCAAATATTGATATTCCTCCATTGACTGCTCATCAAGTGAATAATTAACATTTCTGTATGATTGCTTAACTTCCAAATTCAAATCACATTCATAGATATAGTGATGAATTAATGAATATAAGTAATCTATATTCTCATAGCCTGTAATGTATTCCTTAGTATATTGCTTATAACCACCAAATCGCTTAGTTACTGTTGTGTAGTCGCAGAATGTGTTTTTAAATTCTACTAATTGCATATTTAGAATTTTAGGGCTCAGAAATTCCATTTGCGACCATAAGTCTAATAGATTCTTACTTAGTGGAGTTCCATTAAGAATTAGCTTATATTCGCATAGATTTGAAAAGTCAAGCAGTCGTTTAGTTCGCTTTGCGTCAAAGTTCTTAATCTTTATGCTTTCGTCGCATATAAGAAAAGGATTCTTTGCCTTTTCAATCCTATCTCTTAACTCCAAGTAAATTCTATCACTCGCCTGGATGCTTTCAATCCCATAATAACACACTTCTGAATTAAAACCTCCCCATTTTGATACTTCATTAATAACGTTACCACTTGTAATAGTCTTTAATGGAGCAATCCAAACGACCAAGTCAATATCCTTAACAGAATTGACAAGCTCTAAAGCTACACGAGTTTTTCCAGCTCCAGCGTCCATAAATAACGCTCCTACCTTAAACTTAAGTAGCTTATCAAATGCCTGTTGTTGATTATTTAATAAGCTCATGATTAAATAAACTCAACCTCAATGTCTGAAAATTCAATAATAGACCCATTATTTAATCCTTCTAATAAACTTTCTCCCTTGTATTCTTTAGTAGCAAGGAATAATTTATTCCAATCTTCTGTAATTACTATATTATGAATAATATATTCCTGTCCTTTATACATTACTTTTTTCCCTAAGAACGAATTTCTATATTTTCCAAATTCTTCCCAGTCGTGAGAATAAAAATATTCATTTAATTGAGAAAGGATTCCTTTATTTAAACCAAGCTCTTTTCTTCTTTCTCTTATTTTCTCTCTGAATATTTCAGTTACTTCTTTGTCTATTTCTCCAGCTAAACTTCTCATAGTGCATTATTTTACTAATTCTTTAATTATATTATTATCTACTTTTTCTTTTTTCTCCGCTTTATGTTTGGTTATAGTAAATGTTGGTAACATTCTACCATTTTCATCAAACCAAGCTTCTTTTTTTGTTGAATATTGAAGTTCTTTTTTCTCTAATATCCATGCTGCAATCCAGTATGCATTAGATTTTTGAACTTCGTAATCATGCCCGAATACGTATGATTTGGGTAGTATATCAGAACTCCCATCAAATGAAGTTGCTTTATAAGCCTTGTCAGATATACTAACAAGGCTTTGAAGTCTTACGGAAAAACATTTAGTTTTCATTTTTTTATACACCTATAACCCTGAGTGTGCGGTTTTAATTATTTGAATTATTTATGATGCAAAGATACAACATTATTTGATACGTACCAAATTATTTCACATTTATTTTGCGTATTTAACTTTATTTAACTTTGTCTAATTTATAAGCTATTGAAATAATGTGCGTTGCACATTTCAATATGACACATAAAAAAAGAGTGCCATTTATGACACTCTAAAAAACAACTATTGAGAATGTTGTTTGAGTATTCAATGTTTCTTCACTTAATCTCAATGTATTTTTGATAGGTAAATTTAGTCTTTGGGTTCTTACTTATGATTGTTTGTTGAATTGCCTTAGTTCCCCACTTAAAAAACCACCATTGTTTTGGCACTCTCGATACGAATTGTATCAAACTATCATTGTTGCTATAATTAAGGGATAAGCTATCATTTCTTATACAACCCTTCATCTCCATAAATTCATCGTTATAATTAAAGCATTTAAGAGTATCATATATAATTATACTGTCTTTTAATGTTACTATAATCGTATCAGAGGTATTAGTTCCAAGTTCAGTGATAGAATTTATCCTTCCTTCTTTTATTCCTGCCTCCTTAGCCTCTTTTATTAGTCTTTGGTAATATTCCTTTGCAGAGGATAAATTAAGCGTGAGAGCGTTTATTTTCGTTGCATTTAAGCTGTCTTTTACCTTGAATAAGGTATTAGACTTAATTAGTATGTCTTGATTGTTCTCCAACCTTGTTTTTTCTTGTTTAAGATTTGAGCAAGATTTAATTGAAACTCCTAATGCTATTGATAATATTAGGATTATTGCTGCTATTATTATATACTTTTTCATATTATTTGTTTTAAGTTGTTTCAAAAATAAATGGTTGTTTAACAAATGGAGAAAAATGTTCTGCTACTTCTAATGCTTGTCTTATTTTATTTTCTGTTGGTATTTTTTTATCTCTAAGAAGATACATACAACCTAATGCAAAATCAGAACCACATCCAATACTATTAAATTCATCATAAGTTTCGCCTACCTGAAAGTCATTATCAATAATAAATAATCTATCTTCATACCCAACAAGAAATTGACCTCCTGTTTCTTCTCCAGTTTGTTCTTTTTGTAAAAATCCACCTTTACAAAAGCATTCTCTTACTGCATCAATAAAATCGGTACACATATATTCATATATATTTTTTCCATTTATTTCGGGTAATACAAGAGAAAACCTCAATAGTTGTATCATTCTAAAAGAAGAAGTACATCCAATTACAAAACTTCCTTTTTTAAAAACTTTTGTGTCTTTCCTTGAAGAGATAAAATAATTTGTTGAAGATAAAGAATCTCCTCCTATAATTACTTTGTTTGATTTTTTATCAATCATTCCTACAATACAAGTCATATCTATTTTTTTGTTCTTTTAATAATCTATCTATCTTTTGGGATGCCTTAACAATCGAGAAGAAATAAGCAATCTGTCTTAAATCTTCTGGTGTAAGGGCATAATCTCCTAATTTCTTTCTCATATCTTAGTTCACTACATCCTAATATAACTTGCTTTGCCATTAATGGTTTTACACCTTAAAACTTCCCTTCTGTTCCTTCCATATTTTGAAATAGAAACGTGAACCCACGCAGGTTCTCTGTCAGTTCCATATTCCCAAATCAATTGGTCGAACTTTCCCTGCTGTCTTATGATTTCAAACAACTTCTTATTATCGTAGCAAGTTAAATCAGCTGCTTCTCCTTTCAAATGTTGGCTTGTCGAACTTCCTCCAACAGCTCTATTTACTTCAGGATTTCTGAAACCACTACTAACTGCAATAGGCTTTCTTAATTTTTCTCTTGCTGGGTCGAGAATTAAATCTACCAAAAATTCTAAATTCTCAACTTCCTTCATTGTAGGAGTATTTTTAATCGGTTTGTTGGTACGTGTCAATTCATCTAATGTAAAATATTTCATTTGCTATCTTATTATTTATTTTCACCATATTTCTTTTTATCTTCTTCCTCTTGCTCTTTCTTCAATTCATCAATATCAATGTCAATATCAAAGTGTCTTTTCGTTTTATCCATGAGAACTTTTTGAAGCAATCTTGCCCACCAAGCGTTATTGCAAGAACTTTCGTTTTCTAAAACCGAAATTAACTGAATAAAGCAAAATAAAGCAGCCACATATTTAGTAATATCAAAAGCTAAGTCCTTGATAATGTTTTTCTCTATAAACCATATTATCAATATTACTCCATAGACTTTCCCTATTGTGTATATAACTTTTAATGCTTTTTTGCTTTCTAATTTGCCTGTTGCATAATTAGGAAACTTCTTCTTTATCCTTCTATTTAAGTTGTAGGCAGATAGACAATCAATAGTAATTACAGCTACAATGCCGTAAAAAAAGTTTAATGTAGGCTCAATGAATGACACGAATGCCATTGCTACAGCGATTAAGTATTTGAAAATAGTTCCTTGCATAATAATAATAAGTTTTTAAATTAAATTATTCTGTTGTGATATAGCTAATCTGAATGTCTATGCCATTTCTCTATCTCTTGAACAGTAACAGGACTTCCTGTATATGGAGTAGCAGACCAATGACAAATTATTTTATGTATTTTTCTCATATTAATTTGGTATTAAGTATTTTCTCTTATCTACCATATAATTATGGTGGATTTCCATATCATTAAGAGCTTCGTCATATAGTAGTAAAGAATATAAATTACCTTTCATATATCTATTATCAGCATTGTAGGCGTATCCTAATGAAATGCCTAAATTATTAGTCCAAGACCAATTATTAGGAACAGCTATACTGGTTTCTACCAGTCCATTAATATATAAATATACTCTACCTTCAGTAAGTCCACTCACATAGTGGTATCCATATCTATACATCATTGCTACATTGAATTTTACTGCTGGAAACCCTCCTTGTGCTACACTTGCAGAAAATTCTTGACCGTTTATAGGATAAAGACCAAAATATATGTTACCATTTACATATTGACCAAAAACTAATCCTGTTGGTTGATTAGCATCGTGAAGCCCTAATATCCCACAATAATTAGAGAGCTGTTCGTAAGTCAAAGTTGCTTGAATAGTAAAACCTGTTGTATTAAAATAATTACTAATTGGTATTACGTAAGGGCTTGCAATACTTAAATCTACGAGTTTAAAATAAGGATAATCATCGGCAAAATTACCTTTTTTCATAGCCAAATAAGGTTTATTATCGCTATCTAAATGTGCGGTTATCCGTCTATTCGGAAATGATTGACCACCTTCTGCTCCGAAACTTCTATTAGAAATCTTGGAATACCAACCACCTGTTGGTGCTCCGATAGTCATACCTTCAGCATTAAAATAATCTTTCAATCCCCTACCACAATAAGCATTGCCTATATTATTATATTTATACATTTTGTGTAACATTACCCACCAATTATATTAGTAAATATTAACCCTTTCCATATAGTAATAATCCAAGAATTAATAGAAAAATCAGGGAAAACACCTACGAATTTATATAAAGCATCTTGGTTAATAGCAATCCGACCTGCATTATTGGGATTATTAATAATAATACTAACTTCATCAAGAGAATTAAGGTAACCCAAATTAATGGTATGCCAGGAAGTTGTGCCACTAAGATTGACATTATAAACCTTATTACCTATTGGATTAATTGTTGCAA